AATTGATAATGCTATTAAAGACACTATCAATGAGATTAAAGCCGAAGAATCTAAAATTGCAGATCGAGAAAATGCAATTAATAGTGCTGCCCCCGAAGTTTCTGTGGCTACTTAAATAACGCCACATCGCTGAAATCGTATATTTCTGTAAGGATCTCTTGCACTCTACTAAAAATTCATATATATTTTATTCACTATACATTTTTAAAAAACCTTAAATGTAGACGCGTATAGTCGACTATCCCCTAGGGACTACATTTAAATATTCTAGGAGGAATATTATGGCTAAATCAACTTTTTCAGGTCCAGTAAGATCTGAAGATACTTTTAAAACAGTCAGTAAAGCGGCATCTACTGGAACGATTACTGAAGTCATCACTTTAGGTGATGGACCTGTTACATTGGGAGATGAAGATAAAACTCTCACTAACGCTACACATAGTGGAAGACTACTTGTAGTTCCAGCGATCACAGCAAATAGAACAATTACATTACCATCACCTGTTGCTGGTTCACACTTTAAATTTATTTATGGTGGAGCTGCAGAAGAAACAGAAAATCTTATCTTTGATACAGGTGCTGATGCTAATTATTTCATTGGCGGTGTTGTTCATGCAGATTCAAATGCTGATAACGTAACTGTTTATTCTGATGGAAACTCTAACTCAAAACTAACTCTTACAGACTTTGGTGCTATGGAAATTAACATTATGGCTAAAGATAGTACTAATTGGTTAATTTGGGGCTTCACAGAAGGTGCAGATGCACCTGCATTTGCAGATCAATAATATATAATTTTTGTGAACTCCTTCGGGAGTTCACAAATTAAGGAGAAAATTTATGAATTCAGATGTAAAAGCATCGGTACAATTAACATCAGATGGAAGAATACAAGGATACGTTGGAGGTTCGGGAACAAATTTAGAACAAATTCGTATTAAAAGTATTCAAGCCCAATCGAGTGCAGCGGACGCTGAAATTAAAATTTACGACGCGACTTCTGCATCAGGAGATATTTTAATTCATTTAAAATGGGGAACAGCTGCAAATGAAGGAATTGAATATTTCTTTCCAGGCAATGGGGTTAAATTTAATACTTGTGCTTATGTAGATGTAACTAATTGTGATTCTGTTATAGCATATTATTGTTAGGAGTAGCGCATGGCGAATACTACTTCGGGTACAGTCACTTTTGACAAAACATTTGCTGTTGATGAAATAATCGCAGAAGCTTATGAGAGAATTGGTTCTCAAGTAACTTCAGGATATCAATTAAAAACAGCAAGACGATCTCTTAACATTCTTTTTCAAGAATGGGGCAATAGAGGTTTGCACTATTGGGAAGTAGCAGAAACAAATATTGATTTAATCGAAGGACAAGCTGAGTATACTTTTTATAGAGCAAGTTCAGATGGAACAAGTTCTACAACAGTTGCTCCGGCAAGTGTTTACGGTGTAGCTGATATTTTAGAAGCAACTTATAGAACAGATAGAACTTCAACTGATCAATCTGATTCTGCAATGACAAAAATAGATAGGGCAACTTATTCTGCTTTAGGAAATAAATTATCTAAAGGAACTCCTTCACAATATTGGGTCCAAAGATTTATAGATAAAACTACTGTTACAGTTTATCCAACTCCCAACTCTACAGCAGCTTCAAAAGATATGCATATTTACTATGTTAAAAGAATTCAAGATTTAGATGCAACATATACTGATGCATCTGATATACCTTATAGATTTGTACCATGTATGTGTTCAGGTCTAGCTTTTTATTTATCTCAAAAATTTGCACCGCAAAGAACACAAGAATTAAAATTATTTTATGAAGATGAATTAGCAAGAGCATTATCAGAAGATGGTTCTTCTACTAGTGTTCATATAACACCTAAAACTTTTTACCCGAATATATAACTATGGCATTTGCAAAAGGAAAATACGCTAAAGCAATCTCAGATAGAAGTGGAATGGAGTTTCCATATAAAGAAATGGTTAAAGAATGGAATGGTTCTTTTGTTCATATATCTGAATATGAAGCTAAACAACCGCAATTAGAAATTAGAACTAGAGGTGGCGATGCTCAAGGTTTAAGAGATGCAAGACCTGCTAGAACTGAAAATGAAGTAGCTAGAATGTTAGAACCAAATCCTTTTGAAACAATTGCAGCTAGTTCAGGAATTATAAATGTTTATGAAAAATCTCATGGTAGATCTACAAGTGATACTGTTAGATTTAGAGGTCCTACTTGGACAAGTTCAGATGCTGATGCTTATCAAAACCCAACTGATTTTGATGGGATATCAGGATCTAATGTGGCAAAAACTGCTGGCTACTCGATCACAGTCGGGAAGCGAGATTCAGCTGGAGATATTACAAATACAGATGACTACTACCACTTTACTGTTGATACAAACACTGCTACAAGTGGAGGAATATCAGGAGGAGGCAACAGTTGTTCGGCTGGTCCGGCAACTTTGACAGCTTAGTATGGCAGGATTTACTTATTCAACACTCACAACAGCAATACAAAATTATACTGAAGTTGGAACTTCTGTATTATCTAGTACTATTACAGATCAATTTATAGATAATTCAGAACTTAGAATTCAAAGAGATGTTCCAATTGATGCAGATAGAAAAGAAGTTATAGGCAATTTAGTTGCTTCAAAAGACAATGTAAATGCACCTGCAGGTACTTTATTTGTCAGAGGTATACAGGTTTATACTTCAACTACAGCAGCGACAGGTGCTAATAGCTGGTTAGAGAAAAGAGATATTAGCTTTTTAAGGGAATATGATGCAGCAGAAACTACTACTGGAACTCCAAAATATTATGCAATGTCTGGAGGAGCTACTGGAAGTGGTGCAGCTTCATCAGGGAAAGTTACAATAGTACCAACTCCTAGTTCAGCATTTATGTATAAGATGCATTATAATGCTAGACCTCTAGGATTGAGTTCAGCAAATACTACAACTTATATAAGTTTAAATTTTGGAAATGGACTTTTATATGCATGCCTTGTGGAAGCATTTAGCTATTTAAAAGGTCCAATGGATATGCTACAACTATACGAACAAAAATATCAAACTGAAGTACAAAAGTTTGGTGGAGAACAATTAGGTAGAAGAAGAAGAGATGACTATACGGATGGAGAACCTCGTATACCAGTTCCTCAACAGACACCGTAAGGATTAAAATATGGCAACACTAACAACTAAAGTAATAGAAGAAATCACACTTAACAATAATAGTTACAACAGCGAAAGATCTTTAGATATTTCAAGTGTTAATGAAATTGTTAAAAGAATAGTAACTATTTCAACTACTGAAACAGGTTTACTTGGTTTTGCTACAGCTTCTTCAACAGATTTATCAAAAAGTTATCTAGCAGGTCAATTTGACGAAGATGATGTTAGATATATTAGAATTACAAATTTAGATTCAACTAATCATCTTACATTAACATTTAGAGATGAAGACAGTACAGAGTTTGCAATTAAAGTAGACGCTGGCCACTCGTTTATATATCCTGGTGATAATAGTGGTGGCGTTATAGATACTATGCATGCGAGTGGATCTGCATTAACAGTATCTTTTAATGATTTAGTAGATATTACAGCAACTGCAGATACAGATTCTGTTGATGTAGAAGTATTTGTAGGAAGCGCGTAGGAGAAATATGGCATCAAGTTTTACAGGTCTTGGTACAGAACTAATGACAACCGGCGAAAATGCCGGTACATGGGGAACAACTACCAATACCAATTTACAAATTATAGAACAATTAGCTGGTGGTTATGTTGAGCAATCAGTAACATCAACTCCAACTACATTATCTGTTTCTGATGGATCAACAGGTGCAACTCTTGCACACAGAGTTATAAAATTTACTGGAACAATTAGTGAAGCCACTATAGTAACAATTCCTTTAGATGTTCAACAGATGTATGTTTTAGTTAATGGTACATCAGGAAATTATACTCTTACATTTAAATATGTCACTGGATCAGGAAGCACTGTTGTTTGGCAAGGCACTGACAAAGGAACGAAACTTGTTTATGCTGCAGCTGATGATGGTACTAATCCAAATATGGTTGATTCAGGAATTGGATCTACTGCAGGACATGACTTAGATGGTAATGAATTAATTTTAGATGCTGATGCGGATACAAGTATTACAGCAGATACAGACGATCAAATAGATATTAAAATTGCAGGAGCTGATGATTTTCAATTTACAGCAAATACTTTTACTGCACAATCAGGTAGCACGATTGCTGCACAAGCATTAACTGCTACTACAGTAACAGCTAGTGGAGCTTCTCAATTTAGTTCTACTGTTACAGTTGGTGTTGATGACACAGGATATGATGTAAAATTCTTTGGTGCTACATCGGGTGCTTACATGTTGTGGGATGAATCTGTAGATGATTTAGTCTTAGCAGGTGCAGCAGGAATTGATTTAGCTGGTGACATAGATGTTGATGGTACAGCTAATTTAGACGCTGTTGATATTGATGGTGCAGTACAAATTGATAATACTGTAACAGTCGGTGTCGATGACACAGGATATGATGTTAAATTTTTTGGAGCAACTTCTGGAGCATATATGCTTTGGGATGAGTCTTCAGATGATTTAATATTAGCAGGAGCAGCAAAATTATATTTATATGATGCAGCTGGTGGTGAATATCTTTCATCTTCAGGATCTGCATTAACTATTGCTTCAGGTTCTGCAGCATGGGAATTACCAGCAGCAGATGGTAGTGCTAATCAAGTACTAAAAACTGATGGTTCAGGAAATTTAGATTGGACTACAGTATCAGGAACAATTACAGCTTTAAACAATCAAGCAGAAAATAGATTAACAACAATTGGTTCTACAACAACA